CGTGTCGCTGACCTCAGAGCAGGAGGCATACAGGTTTTAACTGAGCCTGTTCCCGGATCAAATTGCGTTAGATATTATATTCCTCAACCGTAAATCCACCCTACAACATGGACCTAAACGAAATCAACACAGCTCTCATTGAAAAAGACCTGCCACGGCTGGAAAGACACTTCTTCAGAACCTACAGAGGTCAAGTGCCGGACATGGACACTTATAACATCTCATTAAACGATGCCTTTAGAATGAAAGATGTAAAGTATGGAAAAGTTCGTCACGTCATATTTGATGAAACCATCGGAAAATACAAATACATGAATCAGCATAGCCCTGAGAGAGTCAGAAGAAAGCTCTTAATTATTGATGCTATACTAACTATTAAACACTACAACAGGTTAGAAAAGGAGAAATCTATAAAGGACAATTCTCCATTCTCCTTTGATGTGGTTCAACAATTAATGGAGGTGGCGTAATATAATGAAAAAAAATGATCCAAAATTCCGCGATTACTGAGAATTTATGGCCAAATCTCGACCACATCTTTGTAATTCATACGCAGGTAGCACACTGCATTAAGAACATTAATTGCCCATACTGGGGGAGGAGGTGCTACTCTGAACCCGGTACGGGCTTTATTATTTATGGCAAAAAACTTCCCTTACTTTAAGTTCACATCATCGCTTTGGTTGACCGGTGACATCGTATTTGAGGATTTAGAAACACAAGGTTTATTCATCAATATCTGCGCACTTTTTTGGCAAAGGGATGGAGAAATAACGATTCAGGATGTCGAAAAAAGGTTCTCATCATCTGTTGATAAAGCGAAACTTAGCGACCGCTTAGCGAAACTTAGCGACCGCTTTATTTACGTAGATCAAGAAAATAATGGTAAAATTTCGATAAAATTCCTTGATGAACAGCTTTTAGAAATTTCTGAGATATCTGAGAAAAATAGCAAAAACGGTCAAAAAGGTGGTCTTGCTAAATCATTGAAAGACAGTAAACAAAAAGACAAAAAAAGCGAACCAAAGCGACCGCTAAGCGACCGCCAAGCGACCGCTAAGCAAGAAGAAAAGAAAAGAGAAGAAGAAGAAAAGAAAAGAAAAGATTCTCTTTTAAAGGAAAAATTTTTTCAAACCTCAATTAATGATGAAGTCTGGACCGAGCTTTTGAAAATGGCTTGCAACATCAACTACCCAAAAGAATGGATTACAAAATTTCAAACCTATTCCTTAAGCGTTGAAGAAACCTATGCAACACTATCCGACTATCGAGGCCATTGCACAAGGTGGATTAAATCTGAAATTGAAAAAAAGAGTAAAAGCCCACAAATTCAAACAATAGGTAGATCCCTTCGTAAAGCATGATAAACTTAGAATTAGAACGGGTGATATTAGCCCAGTGTATCGGTAGCCCTAATCAGGCAATGGTAACAGCTACTCAGAGCTTAACACCTGAGATGTTTTACGATAATGAAAACCGGGCAATTTTTCAGGCAATGCAACAGGCAAAAGGGGATGAAAAAACAGGGCACGTAACCGACCTTCTGTTCTATCTGAAAAAACATCCGCAAATCACGGTAGATAAACTTTTGAAAATTACCGATGCCCTCAACACTACTGCTGATGTGGAATCTGATATTCGAACCCTTTGCGATAATCATAATTCCCGCAGGATGCTAAACTTCCTTCAGGAGAAAATTGTAGATGTTCAACTATCCGGCCAGCCCTATTCAGCAGCTTCAGAGATTCTGGACAGGCTCAAAGAATTTCTTCCAAACAGCACAAAAACGGATTCCAACAAAGACCGGCTATTTGCTCTTTCCGCAAAGCTCTATGATGGGATGAACGGGAAAGTGACTAGGCTCCTGTCAACAGGAATTCGAAGACTGGACCACGTGCTTGGTGGAGGATTTGAAAACGGGACCTTGACCATTATTGCCGGAAGACCAGGTATGGGAAAAACCGCCCTGATCACTTCGATCCTTTGGCATCAGGTGAAAAATAAGATTCCGGCCGGAATGGTTTCAATGGAAATGACCGATGAGCAAATGGCCAGACGTGAAGCGGCAATGCTGACCAATATTCCCTACAACCAACTCAAAGATGCCAGCCGTATCACTGAGCCGGAATATCAGAAGGTCGTGAAAGCTGCATGGGATAATCTGGAGCTTATTGAGCTTGCATCATGCGGAGTAGTGGATCTTCCCCAGCTCAGGCGACAAGTGTTTGATTTGGCCACCCGAAAAGGCTGCAAAATAATTGCCATTGATTACCTGCAAAGGATGGATATTCCCATCGAGAAAGGTAAGAACGAGGCCTCTGCAATTGGTCAGATTGCCAATGCGGTGAAGTCAATGGCCAAAACGCTGAATATACCGATCATCCTGCTTTCTCAACTTGGGCGGGATGTGGAAAAAAGGCAGGATAAAAAACCAAACATGAGCGATTTGAGAGGATCAGGAATGATTGAGGAAGCTGCCGATGTGATCATCCTGATGTACCGGGAAGCTTACTACAACCAGGAATGTCAAAATCCAAATACCTGTGATCTGATAGTGGAGAAAAACAGGGATGGAGATGCCGGACTTTACGTGACTGTAGGGTGCGAAATTGGAGTAAATAAATTCTATGACATAGACCATGATAACAAATACCCATCAAAGGAATCCAGCCCCTTTTAGCCTGAATATCAGCCCCGATGAATTAACCATCCTTCAGGGCAGAAAGCAACATAAGGGATTGATAGCGAGCGCAAAGGTCAGTAAGGTTTATGACCAACTGGAAAAAGTGACTACCGTTTTTGCAAAGGCAGGAGTGATCGAAACGCCAACAAAAATAAACCTGTCACGCTGCGCCAACTATCTTAAAATTCATCACTTCCATCTATCGCTTGGAGATATTCAGCCCATATTCTATCTCAGTTCAAAAGGATCTATTTCAAAGATAAAAACGATTGATATTGAAAGTATTGAGATAGCAGCCTATGAATATTGGTTGATTGCAAAAGAGTTGATTCTGAGGATGAACGGACTTAAAAATATATGACCTCCATCTCATCCGCCCTATTTCAGGAACTTCTAAAATCCGGTAAGATTAAACCCGGCAAGAAAGGTCGTTTGGCTTTCAGCGGTAAGGCAGGAGCCGCTATCGGGCATCTTTTGGAACAAGAGCACACCAGCGAAAACGATCGTGCGTTAAAACGCCTTAAATCGAAAAAGGTCAAGATTCCAAAAAAAGAAGCCCGCCAGCTTTCCGAAATTAAAATGTGGCTTAAAGCCTTTGGGATTGATTTCACGCCCGAGCTCGTGTTTGCTAAGCCCCGCAGATTCCGATTTGATATTGCCATCCCTTCCCGCATGATCGCAATCGAGTACGAAGGGATATTCTGTGAAAAATCCCGTCATACCACCGTGACCGGGTATTCGAAAGATGCCGAGAAGTATAATTTAGCCGTATCTTTGGGATGGAAAGTATATCGTTATACATCGTTGAACTACAATACAGTATTGGATTTAATTAAAGTGTTACATGAAAAATAAACCAGTTGAAATTTATGCATTAATATGCCCTATTAACGGAGACGTTAGATATATTGGTAAAGCAAACGATTCACAAAAAAGACTTAAATCTCACATTAGAGATTCAAGAAGGAGAAACACTCCGGTTTATTGCTGGATTAGAAAATTAACCAGTCAAAATCTTGTTCCAACAATAAAAGTAATTGCAATCACAACGGATGAAGATTGGAAAGCTATTGAAGTGAAATTAATATTAAAGCACAAAAAGTTGGGGTGTAACCTTTTAAATGTGGCAGAAGGTGGTGACGAGCCTTTTTGCTCCTTAGAACAAAGACAAAAAAACGGGAGAACGGTAGCAAACATGATTCATTCAGATCCAGAAAGAAAAAAAATATGGGCACTGAAAAAGAAAATGTCAGACGCTCTATGCAGATTTAAAAGAATTGGTGATTTAGAAAGTTATAACAAATACGCTAAATCAACGAGAGAATGTGCAATAAAAAGACCTGATTTATTTGGAGCTTTTTTAAAATATCAACCACTATGAGAAAAAAAATAGTTAAACCGAAAGCCAAAACTAAAAGGGTTAGAAACACTATCAAAAGGTTTGATATTGATGTAGTTTGCAACAGATTAGTTGAGGGTGTAAAGTGGGAATTTATTGCAGATGAATTTAAAATGCCAGTCAGTACTTTACATAGTTTTATATCAAACAATACTGAATTTTCCGCGCGCGTAAAGCTTGCAAAGGAGACAAGTTCAGAGAGTTATGCAGATAAAGCAGAGCAGGTTCTTTTAGCAGCAGAAGGCACAAAGGAAGAATTAATGAGGGCTCGTGAATTAGCTCAGCACTACAGGTGGATGGCTGGCAAACGAAACCCCAAAAAATACGGCGACCGTGTCGATGTCACTACCGATGGAGAGAAGATAAATAGCCCTGTTTTTGTGGTGAATGCCGTGGTCAATAATGAAATCGCAAAGCTGGGTGAGCCGGCGAAAGAACTTCCTCAAAGCCCGGAGCAATAGATGCAGGGAGACTTTACCCGATACTTTGAGAGACTTATAAAAGCCTATAATTCAGGCTATCGGAGAATCGTGTCCATGGGTGGGACTTCCAGCTCGAAGACCTATTCAGAGCTTCAGCTCCTTTATCAAATTGCAATAGCCCGTCACCTTAAAAAGCGACCTGTGGTGATCAGCGTGGTATCGGAATCTCTTCCACATTTAAAGCTGGGCGCCATTCGGGACTTTGAAACCTTCCTTCGAAAGAAGGGTCTATATGACGACAATCAGATCGATCACACCAATCATAAGTACTATTTCGGGGATTCCTTCATTGAGTTTTTCGCAGCCGATCTTGGTAAGGCAACAGGTCCGAGGCGAAACATTCTTCTACTTAATGAGGTCAACAATATTCCCCTTCCGGTAGTTCGGGAGCTGGTCCAGCGAACGGATGAAACCATCTTTTATGACTTCAATCCAACCGAAGACTTTTGGATATCGGAGGAGGTGTTCACGCTTCCTTCCAGAGAATTTATCCTGCTCAAATCAAATCACCTGGATAATGATTACCTGAGTCCTGCCATCCGGCGGGAGATAGAACTGCGCGCGGACCGTGATCCCAATTACAGGAGAGTTCACATTGATGTAGAATTCGGGTCCAACGAAGGACTGATCTTCCGGGATTGGAAGTTATGTGATTTCATGCCGGCAACGGACAAACGCATCATCGGGGTTGACTTTGGATTCACCAATGATCCTACGGTGATAACTGATGTGCGCCAAAACGGTGGCGAATGGTGGGCGGATGAGGTGATCTACCAGACCGGGATGCATAACAATGATATTGCCCGGGTGATTAAATCGCTGAACCTACCCGCATCCATACGGGTGATCTGCGATAGTGCTGATCCAAAGTCTATTGATGACCTTAAACGAATGGGCATTCGGGCGGAGGCATGTGTTAAAGGTCCGGACTCGATCCGTAATGGTATTGATCACATTAATTCTATGCCACTGAATGTCACCCGGCGGTCAGTCAATGCTCACAAGGAACTGCGGAACTACCGGTGGAGGATGGATAAGTCCGGAAAGTCAATGAACGAACCGGTGGATATGTGGAATCACTTCATCGATTCACTTCGATATGGGGCCAGCGGCTTCAAAAACAGCGTTCCGATAAAACCAGCCAGATACAGTTATTAAATAATTATAACTAAGTGATTGTAAATTCAAATAAATATTATATTTGAAGTGTCAATTTAAGTAAAATTGAATGCTTCAGATCGTCTTTCATGTTGTAGGTCCTGCCCACTGTCCCGTAAGGCGGAGGTGGCAGGTTGCAGTGTGACTACCTGCGGACCGCTGGACTTGCTTAGGCTCCCGCCCATCATCGGAGATGAGATAATGCACGAAGGAAAGTTAGTGAAGCGATGCGGTTGTGTGATGGAGACAAAAACATTGATACCCTGGGCAACGTGCCCAATAAATAAATGGTGATATGATACCAATTAAAATAGGAAGTATTTCAGCGCAGTTGCCCAATTCATGGGACGAGGTGACACTTGGTCAGTATATCGAGATGGCAAAACATTCCGATGATCTATCCATCATTAGGCTGCTGTCAATTCTTTCGGGAGTGGATTACCTGATACTGCTCAATGTGAACGCTGATACCTTCGATGATCGGATCGTAGACCACATGGTATTCATTCGTGAGCCTATCAATGTTCATGAGTTGCCAGCGGTTGATTCATTAACTATTAACGGCAAATCTTATGCTCTTCCTGATCCGGGTAATTGCACCATCGGTCAGAAGCTGGCTCTGCAAGCGCAAATAAGAATCGGTCAGGATCTCAATACCCTTCATGCGGATTTAGTGGCAACGGCGGTGTCGATATACATGCAACCATTAATTGATGCAGCTCCATTTAATGATGAGCGGATTGAGGCTATCAGATCAATGGTGTTACAATTGCCACTTAAGCAAGGATATCCTGCGGGTAGTTTTTTTTTGAATGGCTGGGTAAAGTTCTTGAAGTTGAGCGGGAGCACCTTTGTCCCCCCGACATCACGGACGATGAAGAGCGGGCAGGTGCTTCCCTCCTTTTCAATGAATTTCATGAGTTCAATACTCTCGAGCATCTCGCTGGCAACGATCCTACAAAATTCAATGCAGTGTTAGCGATGGATTACAATACAGCATTTGCACATCTCAAGTATCTCAATACGATGAATAAGTATCAGCGCAAACTCAATGAAATAATCAGCAAGAAGAAATGACCACCTACATCATAAATGATCTACTAAGTGATGCCGCTACTGATGCGGGCTGTAATGCTTTCGGCATCGGTCACCGGGCGTATGATAATTTAGCGACTGGCAGGACCACTCCTTTCTGCTGGATCAACTCTATTGATTTTGAAACGCAAATTTTAGAGAACGTTAGTTTTCTCACCACCTATTCAGTCACCGGTAATATTGCGGCTCCTGCAAACTTTGACGCGCCGCCCGAAGATATTCAGGCTGCGATACAGCTCATTGAGCCTATTTACGAAAGGTTCATATCCTACCTTGCTGAGCGGGCAATTGAATTCAAGAGGGCATTCGCCATGCAGCTTTATCACTATCATGATGATCATCATGTAGGAATTGATTTTCAGTTCAAGATTCAAATCGCTAAAGACTACAACTACTCATGTCCTTAACTCAGGAGATATTTTCGGACTTCGCATCGGCGGTGATCGCTGATATTCGAAATACCATGCAGCGCACGGGCGTTAACGCTACGGGTAAGACTTCGCGTTCACTTGCTTTTACAGCGACCGATAGCAGGCTTCAAGTTACCGGAGGCGTGGCATTCACAGGAACAGATAGACTTTCTTTCATTGAATCGGGAAGAGGACCAACAAATAGCGATCAGGGAGGAGTGTTATATCCTGCGATCCTTGAATGGGTGAATGCAAAGAACATCGGATCACCAAAGCAGCGACCTTCCATTGCCAGAGCGATCACTAAAAGAATACATCAGGGCGGAACGCGGCTATGGAAGAATAATAAACAAAGAGATATTGTTCAGGAGAACCTTGGCAATGATCGCATCGCTCAGCTCTATGGTGAGCTGGGCAACAGACTTTTTCGGGAAGTGGAATCACAAGTTATTAAAAAATTACGTGAGGGGGCGGGCATCAGATGATCCTATTCTTAAAAAGACCTGATAGATTTCAGGCGGCAAATAATTTATTGATTTCAAGATGGGGGTGCGCTCGTCAGCCGTATCTCTTCGAGCTTCAGAGACGGGATTATCCAATCACCTTTATTTCTCCTGATCTCGCGGGAGGGCCTCCGGGAAAGGTGAGCTTAACCTGTCCTTATGATGCAGATATATTGACAGAGGTGATGGTTGGTGATGAATTATATTTCGCTTCCACATTAGACAGCGAAGGTAATGCCGGACATTATGGAGTTACTGCAACAATTTACCGGATCGATGTCGCGGTGGGTTCAATTATGATATTTCGAATGGATCTCGATGTTGAGTCAAACCTTACCGTTGGAGGTTATTTCAATATCGTAAAGCGAAAGAATTACTACGCTGCATTTAATATTCATCTCACCGATGCCAAAACAGGAATAGTACACAGTATTCCTTGCAAGCTAAAGCCGGGCATGAATGGAAAGATGAGATTGGATGCGTCAGAGTTTATCACTTCCTACTTAGTGAAGGAAGCTCCAACGCTGTATTCGTCCGTGAATCTGAAGGACAATAATGTTTGGGGAAAGTTTTATCTTACTTATACTCAGATGTGGACGGGTTCTACAAATTCACTTATAAGTGATCAGTCGAATGAATATTTCTTTGTCGATGCGGTCAAACAACTACTCGATCAGTACGGTCAGAATCTTCTTTCGCACCTTCCTTTCCCGGAACTGTTTGCGCCCGGTGCGAAGTTCCTGACTGAATTTGTGAAGCCTACTTTCTTTCCGGGATATCCATTTGACCTATGGTTCATCTATCCCGATGAGCTTGCCACAGCTCCACTGACAAGGGAGGAAGATGAATTCACAAGTAGCGGAGCGGCTCTGAGTGCACTCTCGACAAGCCTGAACATCTCCATGCGTGGAGGGGTGAACCGTTTACGAATTTCAGAGACAGGATATTCACCGGGCACGGCTCAGATAGATGTTTACTTAAAGATTTATTCGGGAGTTCAGGAGAGTTATTTCGTAGACAATTACATTGAAGATGGATACTATGAATTAGATCCTCCTATTCCTCCCGATGGAATCACTCCGTATCTATTAACAGAGCGGAAGCGGGTGAAGATTGGTGAGGTTTGCGCAAAGAATGCGGTGTATGTTTGTTGGAAGAATCGCCTGGGAGGTTTCGATTACTGGCTATTCAATGGCAATCAGAATGTGAATATTTCTTCTAAGCAAACGGGCAACATTAATCAGGAGCCCGATGATATCGCTATTCAGAATTACAGGGCAACTTTCTTACAAGCCGAGCAGGTCGAGCGAATCACCTGCGGAGATAATGTTCTCATTGAGGATCTGCAAGGGATTAAATCTATTGAAGCAAGTCCGGCTGTGTATGTGCTGTTAAGTTTTTCACCAATCACCTGGAAGAGAGTTCGAGTAGTTCCTAAAGGATTCCAATACCAGACTAAAGGCAACCGTGCGGATATTACAGTTGAATTTGAATACCCCGAAACTTATACTGTATCTAACTAATGGCTGATGTATTAATCATCGAGGGTAAGCGGGTTGATCTTTACGACAAGGATCAGGCGGGACTCACCTCTGCTGTGAATGATTTAGGGGATATGACAGACCGCTCAGGCGGGTATTCACAGAGTTTGAAGATTCCTAAAACAGATACCAACCGTGAAGTATTCGGCTATGCTCATTCACTCGTTAGTGGCTCCTCCCTCCCCTATTCAAAACTTGAATGTCAATATTATTCAGGCGGTGTGCAGCTCATTGGCTCAGGTTATGCAATCATCACGGATGCGGGAAAGGAATACTCTGTTGTGCTGTACAGCGGGAATACTACCCTGTTCAATTCCATTGATGGATTAAAACTCGTTGATCTGGATTTGTCCACACTCGATATGATCTGGGATCATGCTGGCATTGTTTCCACGTATGGCAATACAGTAAGTCCTACAACGGTACTGCTCGATGATGGAAGAGTGAGTGAGACTGTCAGAGAGATCAATTCTAAGGAGATGTATTTTCATTTGTTCTTCTCTACTATTCTCGATGCGATATTCACCGGGGCGGGCTATGTGAAGAGCGGTGATATCTTTTCAAATCTCGATTACACCAAAGCCCTGTTTCCTTTTGTGAATGAATATCCAAAGCAGGGCCTTGTTGAAATGGACGAGTCAAAGAGTAAGGCGGTGTGCGATACCACTATCAATATTCCTTTCCCGGGTACGACCATCACTCCGTTAAACTTTGCGGATGATACTCTGGAAGGATTTGATGTGAATGATAATTACGATCCGATCACAGGTGAGTACACAGTCCCTCATGCATCCATAGTAAGGGTATCAGGTCACGTGGTGGCATACGGTACCAGATCCGGAGCGGGTACACTTGTTGCCAGAATTCTCATCCAGAAGAATGGCGTTGATGAATACTTTGGAGAGGTGGTGAATAATACCAACTTCATCATTAACTCCAATCATTACTTTGATTGGATGGCTGAAATTGAATGCATAGCGGGTGATGTGCTTACGGTTAATTTCCTGCTGGCTGACATCTCAAACGTTTATACCTGGGACATCATTACCGGAGGATCATCCACGGGCGGAAAGTCATTTATCAATTTTGAGATCAGTGATGAGCTGGTATGGACCGGCATGTGGAGAATGGCCCGCAATCTTCCAGATATGAGTCAGAAGGATTTCTTTAAAATGTTTTGTCAATTATTTGGTCAGATGTTCCAGGTGGATGAGATCACAAGGGTTGTGAATTTCTTTACCGTGGATGAGGTGATCGCTAATAAAGGTGTAACGGGCAAGAGTGTGGACCTTTCGCCCTACTTCGATAGCGGTAGTGAGATGATAAAGTTTCATTCGAGTTACGCGAAAGCGAACGAGATGAAGTTTATCAAGGATGATAATGTGACAGAATTCTATGGTGACGCTATTTTTTATCTCGATGATGAAACTTTAAAAGAAAAGCAGGTGGCAGTATCGCTGCCCGTTGCATCATCTCTCACAGTAGTGCGCATGAGAGGACTCACTATGGCGCAGGTGCTCAGGGTTGATGTAGATGGAAAAGAGATCACTCCAAAGCCCAGGATATTAAAGTTTGTCAATAGTGCATTCCCTCTTCCTAATACCAATGATTACCTGCGGATTTACGAAGATGGAACAGCAACGGCAAATGATTTCTTTACCTCCTATGCAGGGATATTCGATTATGACCTGTATAGAATTCTGGAAGATTATTACGGAGGCTGGGTGAATGTGCTCAATGATTACAAGGATGTGAGCGCTCAATTTCTGCTACCTTCTACGGTGGTGGCAAACCTGAACTTCTCTCATCCTGTTTACGTGCACCAGTTATCCAGTTGGTTTTTCTTAAATAAGATTGAAAATTATAAGCAGGGGAAGCTCTGCAAGTTGGAACTGCAAAAAATATAGGCAATGGCAGACGAGAAGAAGATACTTATTGACATCACCATCGATGCGGAGGCATTACAGACCAGCAGTGATAAGGCATTACTGGCAATCACGGGTTTTGATAAAAAGCTCGCTGAGCTTAAAAAACAGCGGGAGAAAGATTTACTCTCTCTCAATGCCGCTATCGCTGCGGGTAATGCAAAAGAGGAGGATGATATCCGAAAACGTGTTGCTCTCAATGAAGCGGAATCAAAGTCTGTTCAGCAGTCCCGCCGTGAGCAGATTAAAGTGGTGCAACTCTCCAATGATCTGATTAAAGATAGCGATGGGAAAAGCATTCAATCAAAGGAGCAGCTTCGAAAAGCTCGTCAGTTAGAGCAGATCCAGCTCGATCAGTTAAAGGGTACCATCGCTGAGAATGCGAAAGGTCAGATTGTTTTATCACAGGCCGGAGAGCAGAGCGTTCAGCAGCTCAATAAATATAACACCGGACTCATCGAATTTGGAAAGAGCGTTAACGATGGAAGGAATAATGTAGGTAATTATACGCAAAGCATTTTAGAGGCGGTTGATAAAACGGGGCTCTTCGGCGGTTCGCTCGATACAGTAAGAGGAGCCTTTAATGCTGTGCGCTCAGGTGCTGCGGGTGTGCAGGATGGAATCATAAAGTTTAAGGAAGGGTTGTCTCAATCCGTAGAGACCACAGCGAAAGGTGTGACAGGCTTTCGGGCGCTGGCTGCGGCTGTTGCGTCAACAGGAATCGGACTTCTGGTGATCGCTCTGGCGGCGGTGCTGAATTATCTCCGGCAGGTAGATCCTGTAGTAGAAAAGTTCCAACAGATTTTTGCCGGCATTGGCGAAGCTGTTACCGTAGTTGGTAAAGGGATTTTACAATTCGGAAAAGATTTAGTGGCAGCTCTGACCGATCCGATTAAACTGCTGGAAACAATCAACCCAGTCAATATCGTAAAGCGTATCGCTGGCATCGGAGAGGAGGCTGTTAAAGCGGGAGTAAAAGCTGCGGATCTAACGGCACGTCTCCAGGAATTAGAAGATCTCGAAAGAAACCTCACAGCGGCAACGGTTCAGAATACTATCGAAGCTGAGAAGAATCGGAAACTTTCTGAGGACAGAACTAAATCCGCCCGTGAAAGGTTAGGGTTTTTAGAGAAGGCTCAGGAAGCGGAGTTGAAGAATTTAGAAATTGAGAAGCGGGTAGCATCGGAAAGATTCAAACTCACTCAGGCGGAGATCAATTTAAAGAAAGAATCCGGAACTGTGAGCGATGAACTTCGGGCGAAGTATTTAGAAGAAGCTGCAACGCTTGTCAAAATCACTGAGCAGATCAACAACAAAGCTGCATCCGATATCGCTGAAGGCGGTCGTATCCGATTAAAACTTCAAAAGGATCAGCTTGCCGGGACTATTGCAATACTCAACGAAGAGCTTCGTGCTTTAAGTCTTCAGGGTATTGAATCCATTGAACTGAAAAAGGAGATTATAAAAAAGCAGCGTGATGCTGAACTGGCAGAGAGTGATTTGTCTTCCACTCAGAAAATCGCTATCGAAAAGAAATACCAAAATGATCTTTTAGAACTCGACAAAGAGACCTCTGAGTTCAGGCAGTCGATAAGATTAAAGGCTCAGGAGATAGCGATTAATAATATCATCGATGGTCAAACCCGTGAGATAGCTGCGGAATCATTTGCGCTGGATGCGAAGCTGGAAGCGGTCAAAGGAAATTCCCAGGAAGAGCAGGCTCTCAGGCTCGCTCTTATCGAAGAATCTGCACTGAAGGTGCTGGAGATCGAAAGGAAGTTTGCAGCGTTATCTCAAAAGGAAAAAGCGGATATTGCAAAGTCCGATCGTGACCTGCAGATCAATCAAAGCAATAATACTTTTGATTCAATTGAAAATGCTTTAAAGATTTCACTTTCAAAAAAAGAGATTCTGCAATCAGAATATGATGCAAGGCTCAGGCAATTAAATATTGATCGTCTGGACAAAGAGCTTGAAATAGAATTGCAGTATCAGGGGTTACGTCAGGCGCAGGATGCACTCACTTTTGCAAACAACGAAGCTGCTTTAAAAAAGCAATTGGATGGCAGACAGATTTCGCAGGAAGAATACAATAAGCAGCTCATAGAACTGCAAAAACAGTTCTATTCTACACAAGGTCAAACCGAAATTGATACTCAGGCGGGAGTTAATGCTACACTTGCAGAACTCAATCAGGCGAAGGTCGATAATCAGATCCTTACCAATGACCAGTTAATAGCAGAAGACCAAAGAATTAAAGAAGCAAAGAGTCAGTTGGCTGACCTAGAAAAGGAACTGTTGATTCAGTCTCTTCGAAACACTGCGGCTCTTATTGGAGAGAGCGCAAAAGGAAATCAGGCGTTTGGTGCATTCTTGAAAACACTGGCAATTGGCGAGGTAATCATCAACTTACAAAGTGAAATTTCTAACAACAAAAAGTTTGCAGCGGTTGATCCTCTGAATGCAGTACCGGGAGGCGAAGCGATAGTGAGAGCAAAGCTTATCGCCAAGAATTTAGCGGCAACAATCGGAGCGGGTGTTTCTATTGCTAAGATTTCTACTCAGAAATTCGAAGAGGGAGGTTACTCTGTTCCAGATATGATACGCCAGTACAACCCCACGTTTACAGACAGACCGCAGGGTTATGTAAACAGACCTACGGCATGGCTCAATTTAGCAGGAGAGAAAGAAGGAGAATGGATAGCATCAGGCAAATTACTTAGAGATCCCCGGACAGCTCCGGTGATTCAATCATTAGAACATTATCAGCGTACCGGTCAACGATCCGTGGTGCGCCCTTTTGCAGGCGGCGGCTTCACATCTCCAATCATAATACCACAAGGCGCAGGAATCAATGCGACCGATATTGCAGCAGCGGTAAGAGCAGCCGTTAGTGATTTGCAAATTACGCCCGTGGTGAGTGTGCAGGAGATTGTAGACGTAAACCAAAATATGAACAATGTCCGAAAGGTCGCAACACTATAAACTTTTGATACAACTTGAATCTACCGGTGATCTCAATTCACTGGTCCAAGGGGCTGTGATCTCCACTAACGTCCTTCAATATTATAAGATCGCTAAGCGGATGGAGGAGCTGTTAATTCGCCGTAATTATACGCAGCGATATGTTTTAGTATTGCAGGTTTCCGAAGAATTTAACGTAAGTAAAGCCACTGTATACAGAGCTATGCAAGCCTTTAAAATTATCTGATTTCCATTTCTCACTTTACTGAGAATTTACCCCCTTTTTCTGCCATGAACTTTGTCAGCGATGGCAAAGAGTGCATCTATATTTATTCACGGTGACATAATTCCATGGCAGGATTCCTCTTCGGAAGACTGGGGAATGGTCAATTTGAAGTCTGTTACCCGTCAAATTCGCGATGCGAAGGATGATGGCGCTGATACTATTGATGTACACATCCATTCTAACGGTGGTGATGTAACGGAAGGTTTCGCCATTCACGATGTACTTGTTAACTCAGGAATGAAAGTCAACACTATAGTTGATGGTTCCTGCTATTCTATTGCCACTGTCATTTTCCTTGCAGGATCAAAGCGAAGCATGAGTAAGAATTCTCAGCTCATGATACACAATCCATTTGGATTTGCAGGCGGCACAGCGGATGATATTGAGAAGTACGCTGACCAGGTTCGGGATGCGGAAAACAAAATCTTAGACTTCTACATCGAAAAAACAGGAGCTGACAGAGATCAACTATCAGCTATGATGAAGGAAGAAACTTTCATCGAGCCTTCTATGGCCGTGGAGATGAAGTTCGCCACTGAAATTTTAGAACCGGTACTGGCTAAAGCAAAAGCAATTCTATCCCTAAAGGGAATCAACAATCATAACATGAGCAACTTATTAGATGAGGTGAAGGCAGGATTTGCCGAAATCAAAAACCTCTTTAAACAAAAAGGCATAGCCATTCAAAACGCAATGGTAAAAACAGAATCCGGTGATGAACTGGAAATCACAATGGCAGGCGATAAAGTTGCTGTTGGTGACACTGTCACTAAGGGCGGAGAAAATTATACTGGCACTACAACACTGGAAGATGGTACTTCTATCACCTGTGAAGATGGTAAGGTAACAGCGGTCACTGAGGCAAGTGCAGCATCTGAGGAAGATTCTGACACTGTGAAAGACCTCAAAGCGCAGTTGGTAGCAAAGGATGCGGAGATCGCAAACCTCACATCCTCCATTACCGACATCAAAAAAGAGATGGGTACGATTACCAATCATCTCAAAAACATGAAAACGAATTACACTCCTCCATCGCAGACCGGCACTTTCAACAAGGCAGGTGCTGAGCACACTCAGGAAGAGAAAGACATCGAAGCTCGCAGAGCGGAAATCAAAGCAGCGAAGGAAAGATTCGCAGCAAAAAAATAATCATTCAAACGAAATTCTATCCATAACATAAAATGGCATCAGCAGTAACAAGCGCACCGGCGCTATCAAAACAGGACATCATTCTTCTGAGCGAAGCTCTGATTAAGAGTGGTTTTATGAACCCCGCAATAGGTGAGTTTCATAATGTCATCCCGGGAATCAAAGGATCAAAGCGCCTTGCTGCTCTTGGTCAGTTATCAGGACTTGCAGGATTTGTGAAGTCGGATTGTGATATCACAGCAGCATCTCTCTCAGCAGAAATTATCGACAAGACATGGGCTCCGGCTTATGTGAGTGACAGAGCTGAGCAGTGTTACGAAGACCTGATGGGATCTTTCTTCCAGTGGGGCTTGAAAAACAATCTTGCAAAAGAAGATTTAACCGGCACCGAGTTTCAGGTATGGTTTGAAACCATCATGGCAAAGTTGATCGAAGAGATCGTTTTGCGCGTGGCCTGGTTTGGTGATACTGCAATGGTGGCAGGAACAAACAACTCCATCTCTGCGGGTAATGTGAAATACTTCTCAATGATCAATGGACTGTGGAAGCAGTTAGCAGCTCTGAACGGAGGTGCGTCATTCATCACTGATTTAGCAACTAAGAACGCTCAGGTGACTTTCGCTCTGCAGCGTTTCAACTCTACCGATACCACTAACCGTGTGGTGACAAACGCGCTGGACAATTTGTTCTACGCTGCTGATTTGCGCCTTCGTGATATGGACCGCTCACAGTTAATTTTCATCGTGACTCAGAGCGTGAAAGATCAGTATGAGAAAGAGCGTAAAGCTGTAACCGGTATTGATCTTCCTTACCAGCGTCAGGAAGCAGGTGTGAACAACCTTGCATCTAATGGAATCGAGGTGAAATCATTCTCTTTCCTTGATCGCACTATTGATGCACACTACAGAATCAACGCTGGTGCTTCATGGTATTTGCCTCACCGTATCATCTTAACTCACAGAGATAATCTCTACATCGGAGTTGAGGAAGAGTCTTCACTTGCAAACTTCGACAGCTTCTTTGATCGATACAACAAAAAGCAGATCACAGATTTCGGATTCTCAATGGATGCGAAGGTAGCACTTGACATCATGGCCGCTGTAGCTTATTAATCAATCAAACATTTCACGCAAAAAAACTTAGTATACAATGGCAGCATGTGGATTAATTAGCGCAGGGATATCGTTATCATGCGCGAATAAACTTACCGGAGGTGTATCTCCTTCGGTATGGCTTGCAAATAAAGATGATATCGCTTCATGGACTAAAGATGGTTCCAACGACATGATCGTGGATTTGATCACGATGGTTGCCACGAAGAAGTTCTATCTGATCGAAGGTAAACTCAAATCAGCAGAGCCAGCCGCTCGTGTGGTGAAGGGTACCTATGACAATACATGGGAGCATGAATTGAAGATCAGAATTTTTGATATCACTCCTACTACACTATTGCAGATTCAGGCGATGAAAGATTCGCAAATTGTTGCAATCGTGAAGAACAATTCAAAAGGAACTGCCGGAAATACCAAGTATGACATCTACGGATTAGATGCTGGTATGTTCATCGAGGCTTTAGAGCGCATCCCACAGAACGTGGAGGATGCAGGAGCATGGAACGTGACTTTTAAAACACAGGAATATGCCCGCGAATCGAATGCACCATACCGCCTGTTTGACACAGATGAGGCGACAACTGATGCAATCATAGCCGCGCTCGATTAAGATCCAGAGTTGTTAGATTTTGTGAAGTTGAGAAAGGGAGGGAGGCGGTAATGTTTCCCTCTTTTTGTTAAACAAAAAAATGATCATGACACATAGAGAGCTCTGCATACAATTCATTGATAAGCATAAAAGCATTGCAACAATTATCATCTCCCGGGAGGCAGGTGAAGAGCTAACGGATCTTTATTACAGGTTAACGGGAAAGATAGTGGCCTGCTCGGGATGCGCAAATGAAGCGCTGATGGCATACAACTCAATACTCAATTATATCAACAGGGACTCGAATGCTGAGCACCCCTTAAACAAAGGAAAAATCATGTCAAATTACACATTTAAAAAGGACGTGCTCGCCTACAGCAATACGCTCAGGAGACACTTCAATGCAGCAACGCTTACCGATGAGGCTGCAATTGCTCTCATCGCAGAGAATGAAAACAACCTGGGATTCTTTGAGCAGTATCCCAATGATTACCTGAAGGATGTAGATGCTTACCTCGCTGCTTCTGCTGATGAAAAAGAACTCGCTGAACAGGCAGAGCTTTTACAGAATGAAGTGAAAGAGGAAGTGAAAGAACCTTCTCCTAAAACAAACAACAATCAAAAGCCATCGGGTAAGAAGTAGTAAATGGCAAAACTGACCGTCATAGGGACAAAGGAAAAGAGGGTTGAAGTTAAGGACCTCAGATCGGAGAAGATTCTTTCTTACGATCAGGATAACTTATACCCTCAGCGCATCAAAGATTCTATAGCCGCCTCCGTTACAGGAACTGCAGCTGTGGAATTATTTGCGACTCACCTTGTCGGACGGGGATTTGCCATTGAAGATTTAAACACACTTATCGTTAATCATAAGCAGGAGACGCTGAAAGATATTCACGATCTGGTCTGCAATGATTACTCAAAGTTTAGAGGTGTAGCCCTTCACATTGGCTACAATGGACTGATGGAAGTGGTGTCGATAAAGCACATCCCCTTTGACTACGTAAGACTTTCAATGCCCGATGACAAAGGAAATATTTCCTCCTGTGTCGTTTACGAAGATTGGGACGGATCCAGATATGGGCGCAGGAATAAAGACTTGATGAAGACCATTGACATCTTCACCACTGATCCCGATAAAATCAATTCACAGATTGAAGGATCGGGAGGTTTTGATAAGTGGAATGGTCATATCCTGTATTACTCTCATGCGGGAGTACTCACCTACCCTTCTGCTAAATGTGATTCAGCTTTTGAAGACATCATCACCGATGAAGGAATCAAAGTTTTTGCTCAGCGAAACATTCAGACCGGCTTTATGGCAGGATCTGTTTTTGTGCATAAAGGAAAGTTTGAGGATGATGATGCCCGGGATGAGTTTGTCGATAACCTGAAACAGTTCCAGGGAGCGAAGAACTCTAACCGCATGATGCTGGTTGAAGCGGAAACGGACGATCAGATTCCGGAAGTGAAAGAGCTTCCGATTATCAATAATGACAAGCTCTTTGAGAATACAGAAACTTCCGTTCGTGAAAGGATTGTGAGATGTTTCGGGCAGCCGCTGATTTTACATGCTATCAAAACGCCCGGATCGCTTGGTGAATCTACAGAGTGGGAAGATGCGAAGAAAAACTACGACGAGCGCACTGAAAAGGAGCGTGACCGGTTGGCTCTCATTTATAAACCCATCCTTGAAAAGTGGCACGATGGAGATCCTTCAACCGATGGTAATTATCAGATCATTCCTATCTCCGGAATAAAAGAGAAAGCGAAGCGGTCAGTGCTGGCAACAACTATCGGAGTGGGCGGAATGCAGGCTATGACTGAGATAATTCAAAATCCTGCGCTATCAGAAAATCAAAAAATAAACTTCCTGATCATCACTTTCGGCATAAGTAAAGCGGATGCACTGGCATTAATTAAAGGAGAAGAAATCAATGAGTGATCACTTAACGCTACTGGTTGTAAAGGCTGATTTCGCACCGCATGTGCAGGTAAGTGAGCATGGCAATTTTGCCGGACTGATGAATACCCATATCCTTCATGCGCAGCTTTATGATGTGCGCCCTGTGCTGGGAGATACTTTCTATGCAGATATGGTGATCAATGTTGGAGATCCGAATTACGTAGCTCTTTTAGATGGTGGAGAATACACTTACCAGGGGAAGACATATTTCTTCCAGGGAGTGAAAAAAGCGATTGTGCATTATGCCTACTCCCGATATGCAATGAGAGGGAATGTTCAGGATACAGGTTCTGGACTTGTAAAAAAAGCAAACCCCAGCTCGGAGCCGCTCGACATTAAAGAGTACACTAAAGAAGCTGAATACCACAAAAACCTTGCAGTGGCTGTGATGAATGAAGTGGTGCTATATCTGAAAAGGAATACCGCCCTTTATCCAGCGTGGACAAACAGGGACTGTGATGCTAATGGTACGGCTTCACGAACATCAATAAGAATTACACCTGTTTATAATAACTAAAAATGACAATAAATGATTTTATAGCAGCGGTAGTTCTTCGCACCACATCGGATGCGGATCTCACTACCGTTAACAGAGAACTCACCTTCGCTGAAGGAGATGCTTTCCGGATTGCCGTGAAGGACTTTTTCAAAGATATTGTCAGCGGAGCGGGACTAAATCCATACAATGCGGGCACTACTTACACCGGCACTTACTATGTTTCCTACAACGGCAATATGTATGTGCATGTTGGAGCCTCACCTTCAACGGGAATTACTCCCGGAACAAATCCCGCAATTTGGAGTCTTGTTTCAATCGGACAATTGGCTCATCCCCAGAATTCAGATCAATATCTGGACTTAAACGGTGCTAATGAAGTGAGCGCAGCGGACCTTTACGAGCTTTTAAACAATCAAACGATTGACATTACTTCAGCCGCTTTTGAAGTGCTCAGAGCAGCGGGCACATTAAAGGCGAATCGTTACTACCGCATCACAGATGCCAGCTATGTTCAATATTTAATCGTTCATAGTTTCGGTGGATCAACTTTCTCTCGTCAGGGATTGGCTGTTTTGCGTTTACCGATTACCACAGGTCAGGCACCATGGATCAGAGGGGGCGCGTATGCTCTGAACGATTACACTACTTACAGGAATTTAGTTTATAGAAATACTACCGGAACCAACACCGCTACCTCTCCCGATTCAGATGGAGTAAACTGGACACCACAGTCTCCAACAGGGGCGAGATACGAGAATGTTTACATGATAGCTAAGTTCAGCTACTCGGCAGGATTTACAGTAACGGAGCTTCACGATACCGAGCTGAATAATACAATAACGGCGACCAATCTTATTGTTGGTTCTTATGTAAGACGTGATTCGAATAACGGAAATAATATCTCTGATTACCTTGCTGATTTAGATGCCTCTGAATATGCCGGACCCCTTAGTAATAACGTCCTTATCAGCTCTTCACTCTCTTTTCCATCGGGTGATGGATCGGGCGGTGGCGTAAATTCAAATAAATTAATCTCCTCTCAGATCAATTCTTTGGATGATGTTGATGGAGAGATACAGGGTAATATCATCACTGGCACTACTCTCACTTTGACTGATGGATTACTTGCCGCTGCGGATATTAAGAACTCAATCATCAATCTTCCTTCAGGATCTGAATTAGAGGTTAGGGATGACATTGTTATTGATGGAGTGAAGGTTTCATCTGAAGGAAGCACAGCGCAGGATACAATAGTGATGAGTGGACTCACGGTAGTTCCTCTGGACACTAACGGATATCCTGATATCTACGGAGAATTTATTATGTCCTCCACTAATGCCACTGAAACGGTGACACGGTTCACAAACAGAGCACACACATTATTCCCGATAAAGATCGCTCCGGAGTCCGGACTCACGCTCACCATTACCGGTACGGCTCACGGATCACTCGCTTCCGCTGGTCAGGTGATAGGTGGTGCTGCGAGCTATGTGCTCAATGGAACAAAAGGAGATTATGTAATACTTCAGCCCATTACTGCGGGCGGATTTGCAGTGTGGAAAGTAATTGAATCAAGTATAGTGATATAAGAAAATGGTAAAGAAAATCGACATAAAACCCGCTGTCCTGGATTCAGGAAGCACAGTGAGTGTACAGATATTAAAATATATTGATGGTGCACTTTCGGAAGATAACACCTACACCTTTGATGCCAATGATTTGGAAGTATCCAGAGCATCATCCAATACGTATGTGGCAAAGATTGTTTTCGGCACGGCATACACTGAATGGATTGACGGCTCTACTACTCAATGCTTCTTTGATGGTGTGGTCTGCAGTCCGAATGATGCTTACACATTAGCGGGACTTGTAGAGACAGATGTCACAGCATTTGCCAGCGGCGGTGGTGGCGGTTCATACACCTTCCCATCCAACAGCGGAAACACTGCTTACGTATCATCGGGTGGCAACGATGGAACAGGAGTAGTTGGAAATATCTCAAAGCCTTTCCTCACAGCTCAGGCGGCGATTGACTCGCTCAATGCAACAATTCCCGGAACCATATTAATACTTTCGTCATCAGGCCCTCAAACTATAAACGATGTTAGCTATAGTGACGGGGATTGCCCTGAAAATCTAACGATAAAAGATTTATGTTCCTGCGGTATAATTTTCACGGGTACAATTTTATTCTACACTTTATTTCTTGAAACACAAACTGCTATCACTATCAACACAGGTGTACAATGGAATATTGATGACTACTACAATATTCAGTGTAGTGCTTTTGTTGTTCCTGATACAATGGTAGGTGCAATATTGACGATAAGCGGGCATATTGATTGTGATAATTTTTTAATCGCTGATAATGCCAATGCCTCAATAGTTTTAGATGTCATCGTGTGGAAAAAATCTGCAACCATTGGAGTGATTGATGCCTTTAGCTATAATGATTGTACTGCGTGGGAGTACGAAGCACTATTAAATCAAGTGGACACCGATCCTCCAACGGCAGTAGTTCTGAAAAACTCTCTTGGAGAAACACTGACTTTTGGATATGTAAATCCGGGAGACTACACCATTAATTCACCGGGAAATAAATTCACATTAGGCTACACTGTAGTGACTTTTGGTGCGGGACCCTATGACGGACTTGCAATAGCTACAGTAGGATTAATCACAGCAATATCGGTAGGTACAATTGAATTTGGAGTGTATTCTCCCAATGCCTTTATGCTTGACAATAATCTACTTGTTGATACTGCTGTGAACATTAAAGTTTATCCCGAAAAATACTAACTCACAATTTAAAACATAACTATGCCAAACACAACTAAACTTTATCAGGATGGAAGCAATATGCTTCTCTCTACAAACCTTGGAAACTATATCATCAAAGAAGATGGTATTTACAAAACAACCCGCACGGGTGAAGGACTTACAGAAATCCCGTTTGACCTAACTGCTCAGG